AATCCACCTTGATAGTCAACATAAGAAAAGTATTTCATCCCTACCGAGTAAGGTTGAATAAACATAATTTCTACTTGCTCGTTACCAAATCCAAAAGCAGGAATTCTTTTAGGTGCATAGTTGCGTGTATCTTCCCAATTGTCCGAATAGTAGTAACCTTCTATCTGTCCATCTTTATTGCACTTCTCAGGTGCTAATTGCTGAACAGGAATGTGATAAACTTTTAGAATCTTACTTCTATCCTTTGAATAATGTACTTGGAACGCTGCTTGTCCTAACATCTCAAAGTCTAACACTACTTTACGCATCTCATCGGGCGCAATCATAGCCATCATTTGAGCGTATTCGTTAGGCTTTCTTGAAGCATCTATAGCACTTAAACCCTTACCATAAATCAAACGACTAATATTGTTTATAATAGCGTTATTGGTAGTGGAGTTTTTATATCTGTCAATTAAGAACTGATAGTAACTATTGTTTTCTCCATACGTAACCCACTCATTCTTCTTTGATTCCTCAATGATTGGTGGTTCGTATTTTGCTAAGTTTAAAACGTGTATATTATTCATAGATTATAAAATCGTTTGTTGTGGTCGAACTTACATACTGACCATTATTTACGCTGAATGATACCAAAGGCTGGTTAGTGCAGAATACCTTATCTTTAAATAATACATCTGTTCCGTCTTTTAGAACCAACATATAGAAATGGTTTTCTACTAAATCAAATATAGCTTCTATAGTATGGTAATATTCACCTACCGTAGAATCAATTATATTTACAACCTGCGTATCATTTGTTTGCTCATCAGTTAACTCCAAAGTATCATAGCTTCCATCTCGTGGAATGAAGCTAATAATTTGACTAAGTTCTGATACATTTAATACTATCATACTATATTAACTACCGCAGTTCGATTTTGTTTTAAAAAAGAAAAGGGTAACCGAAGCTACCCTAATCTATGAACTATGAAAGAAAAACTATGCCGTTACAATAGCAGCACCATCAAACAACGCAGCAAGTTCAGCCTCGTCTGAACAATCAAGGAAGTTAGCAGGTACATTTTCCATTCCTGTGAATGTCAAAGTGTATCCGCTCAAATCCCCAAGTGCAGTTCCATTAGCTACAGTACCCGCAGTTACATCCATTCCTCTTTTGAATCCTGCCAAAAAGAATTGGTTGTTTCTGTTTCTTACAACGATGTGAGGACGTCCGTAAGCTAAAAGTTTAATAGTCTTGTGTGTTTGAACATCTTGCTTCTTAAGCGTAACGTTTAACGTTTGCTCAAAGTAAGTAGTTCCATTATCTCTTGAAGATGTTATAGCTTGGTCAAAAGAGTTAGCACCTTTCAATTCGTATTTGTAAAGGTTAGAAACTCCATTAACTGCAGCAATTAAATCTTCGTAAGTTCCATCATAAGTGATGTCAGTATCGGAGTTATAGTCTCCGTAGTTTATGATATAGATAGCATCAAGTCCAGCAACTGAATCTTTACACGCTTCTAATCTTCCGTTTGCAATATCACAACTCATTGTTTAATTATTTAAGTGTTATAAAAAAAGGGTGGCGTTTATTTCACCACCCTCGTTATTTTATTGGTTAAGATTAGTTAGCAGAGTTAGTTACTCCGTAAGTTACCAAGTCACCTGCAAATCCGTATTTAGCATCTGCCGTAAAACGCATAACTACTCGGACATTTTGTGAACCATCAACTTCAGCTAAATCGATAACTTTAACTTCGTTCAAATCGCTCATCAAACCTGTCGCAAAATGCAAGTTAGTTGTTTGTGCCAAAAGACCTTTGTTGTTATCCATTCCGTTAGCAAGGAAGATTGGAATACCGTCGAAAGAAAGACTTCCGTTAGTGTACCATTGTGTACCTTGATTGTTAGTACCATTAGCACCTAAACCTGATGCACCAAATCCACCCAAAGCACGGATATAAGCACGTACGATGTTAGAAGAAAGATACAATTTAAGGTCTGGTTGTCCGTAAAGACGAGCAGGACAAGCATCTACGATAGCACCCAACTGAGCGATAACGTTACCTGCGTTAACACCACCACCAACTGCTGCTACTTCTTGTGCAGAAGGCAATTCAGCATCTGTAGTCAACTGACGCATAATACCAGAGAATTCACCTGCTGATGCGTTGTTACCTTCCCAAATAGTACCTTCAATATGAGAAGCAACTTTTTCAGCTACGTGTGCGATAAGGAAATCAGCGAAAGATTTAGGAAGAACATCGAATGCTCCGTAACCCATCTCAGCAGCCTGCCACGTTGAATGGAAAGTTTTCTTACACAATTGTAGGTTTACTTGGAATTCTTCTGGTTGAAGAACTTTCTCAGTAAGTGTTACTGTAGAAGTAGCATCGAAGTCACAAGTAGCATCCTTAACGATTCCGTCAGTAGCAACTTTTTGGATAACTTGTTTGTACTTAACATTTGGGTGGATAGTTAAACCACCTTGTTCTAAAGTTGGAGCAGACAAAAGCGCTGCTGCAATGTACTTACCTGCGAACTCTCCAGCGTAAGTAGTAGTAATTGAAACACTTGTAGGCATTTTTTTTTAATTTATTAGTTTATAATTTATTTATTTAATTTTTCAAGGATAGAATCCATAGTTGAACGTGGTCTTTTAGGAGCGATTCTAAACGCTTCTACTTTATTTACGTTCTCAGGATTGAATACGATAGGGGTTACTTCCTCAAGTTCAACCTTTGTTTCAGTAGTAGCTTCTTCAGTAACAACTTCTGTAGTAGGCTCAACTTTTGAAAACATTTCCAATTTAGTTTTCAACTCTTCGTTCTCAAGTTTCAATGCTTCCATCTCAGAGAAGAACGTTTCTTTAACAATTGATTCAACCGTCTTTTTAATGTCTCTTGGTGCTTTTGCTTCTGCCTCAACCTCTACTTCAACTTCTGATTCTGGTTCTTCCATTGGCATTTCTTCTTCTGCTTCCATTTCTTTAATTTCAGCGATTATACCCTCTTCAGATACAACTAAGATTTTACCATCTTCCAACTCATACTCACCTACAGGCAAAGCAATTTTTTGGTCTTCAGCAACTACGAACACTTCTGCTCCTGCTTCGAATACTTCAGCTTCTAAAATAGTTACACCATCTGATAGCTTCATAGTAGCTAATTTAACTTCCATTCCGAGAAGTTCTTTAATTTGGTTTATTACGTTCTTTTTCATATTTATTTATTAAAGAGATTTGTATATAGCATCTACTTTTTTAAATAGTGCGTTATATTCAGTTAATTTACCTTGCAATTCTTTTTTATAACCACCTAAACCAGCGTCTGCAATACCTAACTCTTTAGATTTTTTATCAAGTTCTGCAATTAAATCAACTCCATTTTTTGCATTTTGCAAAGCAACTCTTACACTATCACTATAAGCAATCAATGCGTTTTTAGATTTGTTTAATGCAGCTTTTGAAGCATCGTCTAACGCTTTATATTTTCCTACTGCTGCTTTAATGTCATCCATCAAAGCCAGTTCTACTTTTTGAGAAGCTAATTTTACTTCTTCAATTTTATTAGCCTTGTCAATTTTGCTTAAAATATTGTTTATCATAACTTTTCTATTTACATTAATAACTTTCGTGTTTTTATTCTGTTGTATTTTTAGCTAATTACTCGTGTTTGATTAGTGTTAATTATAACCTGCGTTCCTTGATTTACCAAACTACCTACACCCTGATTCTGCAATTCTCCGTTACAACATTCTGCTTTATACGTGCCATCGTCACATAAACATCCACGCTTACCGCCTTTAGGACTTGTCTTACTTAGTGTTTTTTGTTTTGCCATCTTATTTGTTTTTGATTAATATATTATACATTATCCGTGTTTTTAGTGCTTAATGACTAATATATGAGTCACTACACTTCGTTTACGGTTAAAATTATACTCGGTACACTTGGGTAAGGTATAGTAGTATTAGCTGGTTCATATTGTAATGTAATGTCATTATCTTGTGTCCACATTATTTGACAATATTCTCCAGCATCCAATTGAATAAAGAAGTTCCACGCAGCAACTAAATACCTTGCGTTAGCTTGAACTGCTACGTGAGTTGCTGAAGCAGGTACATCAACCCCGTTTTTACGCAGCCAAATTACAACTTGTTTACTTGCACCACCCGATTCTCTAAATATTTGAGCAGAGAACATTACATTATAAACACCTGTTTTAGATACTGTAATCTTAGTCGGATTACTGCTTCCATCATTAACTATACTTATACCACTTGTAGCATCTGTATCTACAGAATTAAACTTCATAGCTGCAATAGCATTGGTTGCAACAGTTTGTGTAGTAGTATCGTAAAATGAACCTCTGTCTTTAGTTAGGTAAGGTTCTATAATAGGCGCTAATTCTTCTGCAAAGTCTACTACGTTTACACGCTTTATTACATCCGAGTTTATGTCATCTAAATAAACGCAGTCCGTGTTTTGAATAGTAGTGAAATCTTTATATCGTATGAAATAAGGAATTT